AGTGCTGGCCGCATCACAATGAACGACGCAGCGCTGGCGGGAGCCACCGCAGTGTCTTTCATTCTGACCAATAGCTCGATTTCTATCAAAGACACAATCATTGTGTGCGTTTCTAGTAATACTACTGGTAGCGCTGCGGGGGCTTACACCACTTACGTTTCGTATTTGGCTGCTGGCTCTGCGTTGATCACGTTGCGTAATTTGACTGCTTCCACTTCATATTCTGAAGCGGTAATCATCAATTTTTCCATCATCCACGGCGCAAGCTAAAAAGGAGGGGGCCACAAGCCCCCTTTCTAACCTATGGTCATATACCTAAAGCATCCCATCCACGGCGCTAAAGTGGCGACTATGGAACTCGAAGCAGAAGCCGATGAGAAAAACGGTTGGGTGAGATATACTTTGGACACGCCCGATTTTGAGTTGGCGGCTCCCGTGAACGTCCTGGAAGTCAAACGGCGTAGAAAAGTTGAACTAGAAGGAGTCTAGCTATGGCGACCTATACAGCGGGTGACCAGATCAATAGGGCACTGCGGTTGCTTGGCGTCCTTGCCGAAGGCGAGACTACTTCCGCATCAGTGTCGCAAGATTCACTGATGGCAATGAATCAGATGATTGATTCATGGAACACTGAACGCTTGTCGGTGTTCAGCACTCAAGATCAAATGTTTACTTGGCCTGCCGGTTTCATCAACCGCACTCTAGGCCCAAGCGGCGACTTTGTTGGTAATCGGCCTATTCTGCTGGATGACGCAACCTACTACCGCGACCCAGGCACCAATGTCAGTTTTGGCATTAAGGCAATCAACCAGCAGCAGTACGACGGGATTGCTGTTAAGACGGTGACATCCACATATCCACAAGTGATATTTGTCAATATGACATATCCCAACATTGATATGTTCATCTACCCTAAGCCCACGCGGGACTTGGAGTGGCACTTTATTAGCGTTGAGGAATTGTCAGAACCGGCCACACTAACAACTGTGCTGGCTTTCCCACCAGGCTATCTGCGGGCGTTTACCTACAACTTGGCGATGGAAATTGCGCCAGAGTTTGGCGTTGAGCCTAGCCCACAAGTGACCCGCATTGCCATGACCAGCAAGCGCAATCTGAAACGCATCAACAACCCAGATGATGTGATGTCAATGCCTTATGCGATTGTGGCAAGTCGCCAGCGGTTCAACATCTACGCAGGAAACTACTGATGCAGACCCCGATACTCGGCGCGTCCTATGTCGCCCGCAGTATCAATGCTGCGGACAACCGGATGGTCAATATGTTTCCGGAGATGACTCCGGACAACGGTCAGACCGCCGCGTTTCTTAACCGTGCCCCTGGGCTTGAATTCCTACAGACTGTGGGCACAGGCCCAATCCGTGCCCTATGGGCGCACCAGACCAATGGCAGCGACTTCTATGTGGTGTCCGGCGGTGAAGTCTACAAGCTGAATAGCATGACCGGCACGCCCATTTTGTTGGGCACAGTGTCAGGCACAGGGCCAGTGTCCATTGCGGACAACGGGACGCAGATATTTTTTGCCTGCAACCCTGACAGCTACATCTACAACGAGGTTACCAACGTCTTTGCCCAGATCACCGATCCTGACTTTCCAGGCGCGGTAACGGTGGGTTACTTGGACGGGTACTTTGTATTTAATGAGCCAGACAGCCAGCGCGTATGGGTAACATCCTTGTTAGACGGCTTATCAGTTGACCCCTTGGATTTTGCCAGCGCAGAAGGTTCGCCCGACGGGTTGGTGGGTCTGATTGTTGACCACCGCGAAGCATGGTTGTTCGGCACTGATTCTGTAGAGGTTTGGTATGACGCCGGTCTGCCTGATTTTCCGCTGACTCGCATTCAAGGCGCGTTTAACGAGATTGGTTGCGTTGCGGCATTCTCTATTGCCAAGCTGGACAACGGCCTGTTTTGGTTGGGAACCGATGCTCGCGGCCAAGGAATTGTCTACCGCGCCAATGGCTACACCGGCCAACGCATTTCTACCCACGCCATTGAGTACGCAATTGCCCAGTACGGCGACATCTCAGACGCTATTGCCTACACCTACCAGCAAGAGGGCCATGCTTTCTATGTGCTGACATTCCCTAGCGGCGACGCAACCTGGGTCTATGATGTGTCCACGCAAGCATGGCATGAGCGTGCCGGTTGGGATAACGGAGTGTTTGTTCGCCACCGCAGCAATTGCCAATGTAATTTTGGCGGCAATATCATTGTTGGCGACTATGAAAACGGCAACATCTACCAATTCAGCCTAGACATCTACGCGGACAACGGTGGCATCCAAAAGTGGTTGCGTTCATGGCGGGCGCTGCCAACAGGGCAGAACAATCTCAAGCGCACCGCGCACCACAGCTTGCAGTTGAATTGCGAGTCTGGCGTTGGTCTAAATGATGGGCAAGGCTCAGACCCGCAAGCTATGCTGCGCTGGTCGGATGACGGCGGGCACACTTGGAGCAACGAACACTGGTCACCAATGGGTAAGATAGGGGCGTACTACCAGCGCGTCTTTTGGCGGCGGCTGGGCATGACGCTGAAGCTGCGAGATCGGGTCTACGAAGTGTCTGGCACTGACCCAGTCAAGATTGCCATCATGGGTGCTGAACTGATATTGAGTCCAACAAATGCCTGAATTTAACGTCACAAGCATCCCGTCAGCACGGGTTGATTTTATTGATCCTCGCACAGGCTTAATGTCGCGTGAGTGGTATCGGTTTTTTCTCAACTTGTTCACTTTGACGGGCGGCGGCGGTAATGCGACATCTTTGGATGACTTGCAGCTTTCGCCTCCACCATCTCCCAGCGTTGTAAATACCACCACAAATGCTACTGGGCCTGCCATATATGCTTTTGCTGCGGCGCATGGGTAAATTATGATCAGACTTGACACGGTAAACAGATCGTTAACCCTTGTTCTTGGCGGGGCGCAAGTCACTGCGCCTTTGCAAATTGTTGTTTCCTATTCTGACCAGACTTCGGCCACCTATCTGGGTTCAACCCAGCTTGCAAATTCCAACGGTACAACTGCCGTAACCATCTGTTCTGCGCCTGTTACGTCTGTCATTCGTGACATTGACATGGTGACTGTCCTCAACACGGACACCGCATCTCAAGTTGTCACGATTCAGTTGCTAGACACGGCGACCAACTACAAGATCATTTCGGTTACCTTGCTGGTAGGCGACAAGCTGACCTACACGCACGGCAGCGCTTGGCAAGTTGTCAACAACGCAGGAAATATCAAGTACAGCGTTCTTTCTAGCTCTGGCGTTGATTCATTTAGCGGCGGCTCTACGGGCCTTACGCCTGCGACAGCTACGACTGGCGCTGTTACCCTTGGCGGCACGCTTGCGGTGGCTAGCGGCGGCACTGGCACGGCTACACCGGCCTTAGTGGCTGGAACCAATGTCACTATCACCGGAAGCTGGCCCAATCAAACAATTAACTCTACTGGTTCAGCCGGTACGGTCACTAGCGTTGCAGCGCTGACGCTTGGCACAACTGGCACGGATGTTTCTTCCACTGTAGCCAATTCAACCACCACGCCAGTCATCACGCTGAATTTGCCTACCGCATCGGCAACCAATCGAGGCGCGTTAAGCGCAGCGGATTGGACTACCTTTAACAGCAAAGGATCGGGCACAGTCACATCGGTATCAGGCACAAGCGGACGCATCACAAGCACTGGCGGCACTACGCCGGTGCTTGACTTGACCAGCGGCATTGCAACGCCTGGCACAACCGGATCCGCTTCTTTGATTCCTGTGGTGACCATTGACACCTACGGGCGAGTCACCAGCATCACAACGGCGGCTAACCCGCAGGGCACGGTCACCAGCGTTACCGGCACTTCGCCTATATCATCATCTGGTGGCGCAACGCCTGCAATTAGCTTGGACGCCAACTACGGCGACACGCAAAACCCTTACGCCTCCAAGACCGCAAACTATGTCTTGGCGGCTCCAAATGGAAGCGCGGGCGTGCCAACATTCCGCGCAATCGTTGCGGCTGATGTTCCTACGCTGAACCAAAACACTACAGGCACAGCATCTAACGTAACCGGCACGGTTGCGGTGGTTAATGGTGGCACTGGAGCCACCACGGCAAGCGGCGCTAGGACAAACCTAAGCGCGGCACAAAGCGGCGCAAACACCGACATTACATCCATTGCGCTGACCACCGGCACTATTTCAACTGCGCCAAGCGCCAGCACGGACATTGTCAACAAGTCTTACGCCGACAGCATTGCCACCGGCATCAACTTCCACGCGGCCTGTAACTATGCAACAGCCGCTGCATTGTCTGCGGCTTACACATACAACAACGGAACAAGTGGAGTTGGCGCAACCATAACCGCAAACGCTGTTGGAACTTTAACTATTGATGGGTATACGTTTGTATCTGGAGACGTTGGCAAACGCATTCTTATAAAGAATGAAACTGGCTCATATGTTAACAATACAACGCCTAGTGCGGCGTTTAATGGCGTATACACCTTAACGACAGCAGGCACTGCTGGGGTTGCTTACGTCTTAACTCGCGCCACGGACTACGACACTAGCGGAACGGGAATTAACGAGATTGACATTGGCGACTTGTTGTTAGTGTTGTCCGGCACGGCCAACGCTAACACTTCATGGGTTCAACAGACACCGCTGCCTATCACGGTGGGCACTACGTCAATTGTTTTTATCCAATTTGCGGCGGTGCAAACTTACACGGCAGGCACAGGGCTAACCCTAGCCACCAACCAATTTTCTATTACCAATACGGGCACTGCGGGCACTTACGGGTCGGCGACTCAAATTCCCGTTTTGGTGACTAACGCACAGGGCCAAGTCACAAGCGTTACCAACACGACTGTTACGCCCGCTGTAGGGTCAATTACCGGATTGGGCACGGGCGTATCAACTTTCCTCGCAACGCCGTCTAGCGCCAATCTAGCGGCTGCGGTGACTGATGAGACCGGATCTGGCGCATTGGTGTTTTCCACTTCGCCATCTTTGGTGACGCCGGTGCTAGGCACGCCAACATCTGGCGATTTCAGCACCGGAACATTTACATGGCCCACATTTAACCAAAACACCACAGGAACCGCGTCTAACGTGACGGGTACTGTGGCAATTGCCAATGGCGGTACGGGAGCCACAACGGCTGCGGCTGCGTTGACCAACTTGGGCGCATATCCAGCGTCTAACCCTAATGGATACACCAGCAACACCGGAACCGTGACCAGCGTTGCGGCCAGCGTACCAGCATTTCTGTCTGTGGCTGGTAGTCCTATTACTACGTCGGGCACTTTGGCAATCACCTACTCGGGCACGGCGCTGCCAATTGCTAATGGTGGTTCGGGTCAGACTACCGCCCAGTTGGCAATGAACGCCTTTGCTGGCGCGGTCACTAGCGGGTCATATTTGCGCGGTAACGGCACAAATGTGGTGATGGCAACAATCCAAGCTGCTGATGTGCCTACGCTCAATCAAAACACGACAGGGTCTGCTGGATCTGTAGCCAACGCGCTGACATCGGGCACAGGCATATCGTTTAGTTCCGGCACAACCTATAACGGGTCGGCGGCCATCACCATCAACAATTCGCTGCCTATGGTGTACCCAGGCGCAGGCATTTCCAATTCAACGGGAACTGCTTGGGGTACGTCGTACACCACCACAGGCAGCGGAACCGTTGTGGCGTTGGCAACTTCGCCCAGCTTTACGACGCCGGTTCTTGGTACGCCAACTAGCGGAAACTTTAGCACCGGCTCTTTTACTTGGCCGACGTTCAATCAGAACACGACAGGCACAGCCGCCAACGTGACGGGCACGGTAGCTATTGCCAACGGCGGTACAGGTCAGACAACAGCAGCGGCTGGGTTTAATGCTTTGTCGCCCATCACTAGCATTGGTGACTTAATCCTTGGCAATGGCACAAACAGCGCCACCCGTTTGGGCATAGGTGCAAATGGCTATGTTCTGACATCTAACGGCACAACAGCATCTTGGGCTGCGGGTGGTGGTGGAGGTGGTGGTTCGGTCACCATCAGCAACGACACGACTACCGCGACTAATTTATACCCGTCGTTTTTTGCTGCAACATCTGGCACTGCGTCTACGATTTACACCAGCGACGCCAAACTGCTCTATAAACCATCCACAGGCGAATTCCAATCGTCAATCGTAAACGCCAACAATGGAATTTTTGTAAATTCAGCAACAATTTCTACAAGCTACACTATTGCAACGGGAACTAATGGTGCTTCGTATGGGCCTATTTCTGTATCGTCAAGCGTAACGGTAACTGTGGCAAGTGGATCAGTTTGGACAATCAATTAACAAGGCAAGACTATGGCAACGACAATAAGCGGAACAACTGGCGTAGCAACCAGTAATATAACTCTTACGGGCTATTACACAGAAAGCGTTGTTGCCATTGGTAGCAGTGGAACTACGCAAACATTGTCTCTCACTAGCGGCACATTTCAAACCGTAACGCTTACGGGTAATTGCACTTTTACCATGCCAACGGCCACCGCAGGGCAATCGTTTATTTTAATTGTTAGCCAAGACGCAACTGGCGGCAGAACCGCAACATTTACAAGCGTCAAGTGGCCTGGCGGCACTGCGCCGACCATTACGGCAACAGCTTCAGCGGTGGATATTTTGAGTTTTGTTTCCAACGGCACTAACTGGTACGGCAACTACGCACAGGCGTTTGCATAATGTTTGCATCCAAAAATTTCTTTGTTACCAAAAATTCTAAAGGTAACTATTTAATCATTGAGCAATTTTTTGCGTCCAGTTCATGGAAAGCACCTGCTGGTGTTACAACTGTTGATTACCTTGTTGTGGCGGGTGGTGGAGGCGGTGGTTCTGGCGGCGGTGGTGGTGGCGCTGGAGGCTTTAGAACTGGCACAGCATTTTCTGTTACGGCAGGAACTACTTATACGATAACTGTAGGTGCTGGTGGGACAGGTGGTGCATCTAGCGGAAAACAAAGCGGAACAAAAGGAAACGATTCTGTTTTCTCAACCATCACATCTACAGGTGGTGGATTGGGTGCTGGATACTTAACTGCGGGTGGAAATGCGGGTGGGTCTGGTGGGTCTGGTGGCGGTGGCTCAAAAGATAGTGGTGCAGCAGGAGGCGCGGGCAATACCCCATCAACATCACCAGCTCAAGGCACTAGCGGCGGCACAACTGCTGCTGGCGGTTCCAAAGGCGGTTCTGGTGGCGGTGGCGCATCTGTTGCAGGGACAGGCGGCACTGGTTCTGGTACTACAGAATTTGGTGGCGCTGGCGGCGCTGGCACTGCTTCAACAATAACCGGTTCTAGCGTTACTTATGCCGGCGGCGGCGGTGGTGGTGTTAATTTAAGCGGTGGTGCTGGAACTACGCCAGGTGCTGGCGGCGCTGGTGGTGGTGGTAGTGGAGCCACTACTGTTGGTGGAACTGGTGTTGCTGGTACTACTAATACTGGCGGCGGTGCTGGTGGAGGGGATTTCACTGGCGTTGGCGGGGCTGGCGGTTCAGGCATTGTGATTTTGTCCTACACCCTGCCAAAAGGCACAGCAATTGAATTTGTGTCTACTGCTCAATGGACAGCACCAACAGGCATATTAACCGTTGACTATTTGGTGATAGCTGGCGGTGGTGGCGGTGCTGGAACTGGTGGTGGCGGCGGTGGCGCTGGTGGATTTAGAACGGGAACTTCTTTTTCTGTAACGGCAGGAACGACTTACACCATTACCGTAGGTGGCGGTGGGGCTGCTGGAACAGGCGGTGCAGGAACTAACGGCGCAAAAGGTGCTGATTCAATTTTCAGCACTATCACATCTACAGGTGGTGGACTAGGTGCCAAAATTGGAGGACAAGGCGGTTCAGGTGGTAGTGGCGGCGGTTCGGGTAAAGACTCAAACGTAGCTGGCGGTGCGGGTAATACCCCAAGCACCAGCCCATCTCAAGGAAGTAACGGCGGTTCTGTGCCAGGAAGCGGCAACATTGGCGCTAGTGGTGGCGGCGGTGCTAGTGCAGTTGGTGCTAATGGTGGCGGTGGGCCTGCCGCAGAAATTGGTGGAAATGGTGGTGCTGGTACAGCCTCCAGCATAACTGGAAGTAGCGTCACCTATAGCGGGGGAGGTGGAGGGGCGGTCAATAGTATTGGAACGCCAACGCCCGGACTTGGCGGTGCAGGCGGTGGCGGTAATGCCTCTATCAATCAGACTTCTGTTGGTTCGCCGGGAACAACCAATAGGGGTGGTGGTGGAGGCGGCGGTGACTATGCATCCACAGGCACGGCTCAAGCTGGTGGCGCTGGCGGCTCAGGCATTGTTATCCTCAAGCTGAACTAACATGAAAAAGTACCAACTTTATGGAATAGACACGGCAATGCAATTGCTGCGCCCTAATGCCAAGTGGGAAATCAGCAACCGCACCATCACGCGCTGGGAAGATGACAGACCATGTCCAACATGGGAAGAAATTGACGCAACAATGGAAAAGATTAAGGCGTTTGAGGACTCAATCTCAACCATTTGGACAGTTAAGATTTTGGAAGAATTGGAGATGTAATGGCACACTTTGCAAAGATTGAAAACGGCATAGTTACCCAAGTGGTTGTGATTGCTAATGCAGACACGGCATCTGCTGATGGCACAGAAAAAGATTACATTGGTGCTGCTTTCTGTGAACGCTTGTTTGGTGGCGATTGGAAGCAAACCAGCTACAACGGGCGTATCCGCAAGAACTACGCTGGAGTCGGTTACACCTACGATGAAGGCCGCAATGCGTTTATCCCTCCACAACCATATCCAAGCTGGACTTTGGTGGAAGATACTTGCCAGTGGACGCCGCCTGTTTCATACCCAGCTAATGGGATGTACACTTGGGATGAGTCAACCATTTCTTGGGTGGCTACATGACCGTAACCGCCAAAACGCTAGTGCCTGCCAAGTTTGTCGACGTGGCGCAGACCACGCAATACACAGCGACCAATGTCACGGCCATCATTGACAAGTTCACGGCCACCAACATCAGCGGATCGTCGGCAACCATCAGCGTCAACCTGGTGACCGCCAGCTTTTCAGCATCTAGCAGCAACTTGATTGTCAAGGACAAGCTACTTGCGGCCAGCGAGACATACATCTTTCCCGAGTTGGTAGGCCAAATTCTAGGATCCGGCGCGTTCATCTCAACCACGGCCAGCACGGCTAGCGCCATCAATATGCGCGTCAGCGGAAGGGAAGTAACGTGATCAAGCATCATTTTTCTAGCGGCGTGTACGCCAAGGAAACCATGATTCCTGCGGGAAGCTGGTTGGTTCAACACATTCACAAGCACAGCCACCTATCCATCTTGGCCAGTGGCTCCATTGAATTGGTGGTTGACGGCGAAAAATCCGTTCTGCACGCCCCCGCGTGCCTTAGTATTGCCGCAGGCAAGCATCACGGCGTAAAATCGCTCACAGACGTAGTTTGGTACTGTATCCACGCAACCGATTGCACGGATGAGGATGAGATAGACGAAGTTCTTATAGTGCCTGCAAATGGCGCTCAGATCCAAAATATTGCTCAAATTATGAGCGAAGGAGTTTGATATGCCATGGGTAGCAGCAGCAATTGGCGGAAGCGCGTTACTTGGCGCGTACTCAGCTAACAGAGCCGCAGGCGAACAAGCCGATGCGGCAACGCGGGCGGCTGAAGCGCAATCTGGTGCGGCCCGTTATGCGGCAGACTTGCAGCAACAGCAGTACCGTGAAAACGTCCAGCGTCAGCAACCGTT